CGAAAGCCACTATAGGTCAAGGAAGATATTCATATTTTTCCGATATATCAAATATATTTGGTAGAAAATCAAATGAGTTGGCATATGCCACACTGGAAGAAAATTTCACTAGAGTAGATGGCACAATGCTTTTCTTACCACATGAAAATACCAATGCAATGTACTCAGATACAGGAATCATTTCCGAAAGGATGGTATCAGACGAAAGGTTTGAACTTACAATAAACCTGAATACAGGTGTGACCGATTTTAAAGGTTTAACCATAAATTTTGGTGAGAATTATCCGGTAGATTTTGATATTTTAAGCAGCACAGGACAGGTAATTGAATTTAGAGATAACAATAAATCTAAATGGAATACTGAGGAAGTACTTGAGAATACAACATTCATAAAGCTAATAGTGTACAGGATGAAGAATTCAAGGACTAGGCTAAGGATTTATTCAATAATGTTTGGTTATGGACTTGTATACTATAACGATTCGGTAATGAGTTCAACGCTTGACAGTTATGTATCACCAATTGGAGCAGATGTTCCACAATTTGATTTTTCGGTCACCCTTAAGAATTATGACCATTATTTCAATGTAGACAACCCAAAGTCTGCTATTAACTACCTTGAGACGGGGCAGGAAATGAATATAATGTACGGTTATGATACCCCCGGTAGTGACTCAATCGAATGGATTCAAGGCAATCATCTGCTTTGTTCGGAATGGGAAAGCGATGATAATACTGCGACAATTAGGTGTCATGATGTTTTCCGTAATATGGATGGCGAATACATAAAGGGTCTATATAGTGCTGAAGGTAAGAATTACTATGTTTTAGCACAGGAGATATTAAGAGAGGCTAAAGTATCTGAATATTACATTGACCCAAGGCTTAAGAATCTATATACAAATAATCCTATGCCTAGAGTTAAATACAAAGAAGCATTACAGATTATTGCGAACGCTTGTAGATGTGTTCTAACTCAATCAAGGGACGGCAAAATACAGATTAAGTCAAACTTCATGCCTGAAAGTAATGTAGGTAGTAACGGTGAAGAAAGCTACTCAAATCAAGGTAATGTGATACTAAGTAGTAAAAAAGATGAATACGCCACTCTTATGACGGATTATATAAAGGTTGATGGTAGTATGTTCTTCTTGCCTAGAACAGGTAATACATTAAACACCGGATACATCTCAAAGTGGATATCAAGAGCAGATAAGACATTTGTAAGTAATCCTTGTATATGGCTAAAGATGTCTGCTATTAGGTCATATTACGGATTGCGTATAGATTTTGGTACAGCTATACCGGCTGAATTTATCATCAAAACATATAACGGTGATTCGATTGTAAATAGATATACTATAGAATCGGACGAAATACATCCATCATCCGTTATATTAAGGGATTTTGATGATTGCGATAAAATTGAAATAGAATTTACTAAGACCGAAAAGCCGTTTAATCGTATCACAATAAATGAGATAAGCTTAAGTGATGTTGTCAATTTTACAATGACAAGACAAGATATGATGTCTTCTCCTAAGGCTATAAAGCAGGAACTTATCAAAGAGGTGATAGTACCATACTATACCTATCAAACAAATGATAAGGAAGAAAACTTAGTATATACAGATATAGATGTAAGTGCAGGTGAGGTACAGACATATTATATACAAGACCCTTCTTATGATTATCTAGTGAAACTCAATGAGATTTCGCGAGATACTGAAATAATAGCATGGAGTAACTATTTTATAACTGTAAGATTTAATGTGGCGGGTCAATATAGACTCAGCATACAGGGACATAGATATAAGGTAATCGAAAGACAAGTTAAAATACCACTCAATGTACGAGGCAAAACAATAAAGTGGGAAAATCCTTTGATTAACAATTATGAGATGGCAAATGACCTTGCAAAATGGTTATCTGAATACTATACAGCAGGTATTGAATATGAATATGATACCAGGGGTAATCCTGAATTAGATGCGACCGATATCATATATCAAGAAAACGAATTCAGAACAGGTATGACCGTTAATGTATATAGACATACACTCAGATTTAATCAAGCCTTCGCAGGTAAGATTACAGCAAGAAGAGTAGGAGGATAATATGGCATGGATAACACCTAAAACAGATTGGCATGGTGAAGTCACTGACGGAATATATACAGGTGATAGATTTAATGCAAGTGATTATAACCGTATAAAAAACAATATTGCATATTTATACACTTTATCCGAGAAATTATACAAAAGTTACAGCATCGAGAATGTCGGTAACGATAAAAATGTAGGTGATTACTTTTATGCTGATGAGATAAATAAGATTGAGAATAACCTTAAATCTATCAATCAAAATACGTTAAACCTGTCATACGGTAATACACCAGTATTCAGTGATAACGGCAGTACATTTGATTTCAATGAGTTGAATAGATTAGAGGGTGCAACCTTAGATTTATATAACAGGTTGAATAATCAAATGATAGGAAGACGAAGTTTTAAATGGAATTTTGGAATGTTAGGAGGTGAATTATAAATGACATGGGAATTATTACGAGTTGATTATACAGATGCAAGCTGGACAGGCTTAAAGAAATATAATCAGATTTCTAATCATGACGGTACAGTTTCATTTCAAGATGTAACTCAGTACAGTAACCTTGATAATTCATTCTATGGGGCAAGGGATGCCAATAGAGTGAATGAGGCTGTAAATACCATTATGTCAATGATTGAAGGTAACAATGATTTGTATACAGCATTTCAAAATTACTTCAATACACAGAAATCCCAATTTAGAAGTAGGGGAGATGCGTCAATAAGTGAAATTGAAAACACATATAGAACGCATATGAACGATTATGAGAGGGAACAGGTTGCGGCTTTCACTACTTGGTTTAACGGTATAAAAAACCAATTAAGTGGTAATGCTGTTGGTAATCTGCAAAATCAAGTGAACGAAGTAGATGATAGATTGGCAAGATTGGAGCATATGGCACTTACAAATCAATTCAGTGCTGCTATATCAGTGAATGAGAGTGGTAATACAGTGCTGTTAGTTGATGAAAGTGGTAAAGCTATTATTGCAGATTGGAAATATGAGGAGGAATAAATGAGCGTAATTAGCATTGAAACAAGAAAAGCTAATGAATTGGCGGCTACATCTAATATTGGTGACTCATCCATATTCATGGTACATGACGGCACAGGGTTAAAGAGAATCACTTTTGAGGATGTAAAAAGAGCGATGGTGTATCCAAATGCGGGTTCGCACAACTCTATATATAGAGGAAAATATTTGGGTAGTACCGTAACACAGGCACAGTATACAGCTATTAGAAACGGCACATTCGATGATTTATTTATTGGCGATTACTGGACTATAGGTGGTATCAATTATCGTATAGCAGCATTCGATTATTTTTATAACACGGGGAATATACCATGTGTAATACATCATTTGGTGATTGTACCCGATCAATGTTTATATAAAACTAAAATGAATGATAGTCAAAGTACCAATATGGGTTATGTTGGAACGACATTATATACCACTGGTTTAAATCAAGCAAAATCTATAGTAACGAATGCGTTTCAGGGGCATGTCATATCACATAAACTATTACATTCTAATGCGGCCGTTAATGGAGTAGTCACTAATTCGGTATGGTGTGATTCGTATATAGATTTGATGTCTGAAATTATGGCTTATGGTACTAACATACTATCACGATATTCAGTTTCGCAGTATATTGTTGAGAAATATCAACTTCCATTATTTGCACTTGATCCATCTAAATTGATGATCGATAGAGCACATTGGTGGCTAAAAGATATTGTATCAGATTCTGGATTCGCTATGTTGCATGGGGATAATGTTAGCTTTGTACATAATGTGGTTAACGAAGGTGGTGTGAGACCCCACTTTTGCATATCATAACATTGGGAGGTGATTATATGTATACTATTACACTTACTGATGGTAAGCAAATAACTAACTTGGAACTTAACGGCACAAATTATGTCAGTGAGGTTAAAATAGATGAACATATATTTGAGCATAATTTATCTACTATGACGGTATCGGATGGGGAAACTGAAAATACATATACTGATATGATTTTCGTTCAACAAATGGAGATAGACGGTAAATACTACTTAGCTTTTCGTGCTAAGACTCAAAATGAGAAGTTGGCTGAAACTATCATAAAAAACTCAAGTAGTGTTACCGATATGCAAATGGCACTTGCTGAGGTATATGAGATGATTGCAGGAGGTAAGTAGACATGGCAAAGATTTATGCGGATTTAATTAGAAAGGGAATAAAGACATTAGACGATGTACCGGAGCATATTCGTGACGAAGTCAAGAAGCTTTTGGAGCAATGATTATGTTATGGCACATACTGATGTTTTTATATAAAAAGGAGGTAAAAGAAATGGCAGTAATTTATGTAGCACTAATTATTAAGGGTAAGCGTACATTCGCAAGCGTACCTGAGGCACTTAAGGAGACAGTAAGGGCAATGCTTAAAGACCTTGAGTTGGATAACCTTATTGTAGAGTAATGGAAGGTGGATAAATGAACATAGAGTTCAATCTTATCCTAACTATTATCTCAGTTGCTGCGGCTGTTTACTTTGCTTTCAAGAGTGACAGCCGTGCCAACGATGATGATGTTAGTAGGAGAGCACAGGAGGGGGCGATTTTATCTCAGAAACTCGATTCAATTCGTGAAGATACTCAAGAAATACGTAAGGAAATTGTAGATGTACGAGGTAAAGTAAACGCCCTATCGGAAAGGTTAATACTAGTCGAACATGATACAAAATCAGCACATGAAAGACTGAATCACTTCGAGGAAGAGGAATCCCAGAAGAAAAGTCGAAAACGATGGTTGTAGAGAGGGGAGTGATAACATTTGAACCTATTGAATTTTATCGACATTATAGGAAGTAAGTGTTAAATATTTAAGTAACAAATGTGACACGAAGTAGTAGAAGTAGTAAAACTTTTGATTTTGCGTATAATTTCTCTAGTATACTGGAGACGTAGTAAGTATATAAGAGAGGTTTACCGCAAAAACTGATTTTCCACTACTTTTACTACTTTAAGTAACGAATGTTACAGAAAGGAATTAGATATGATAAATTGGAGAGTTAGAATTAAAAATAGAAATTTTTGGATTACATTGATACCGGCTATATTACTGTTAGTACAGGTGATTGCTGCAGTTTTCAATTACACATTGGACTTAGGGAAGCTTGGTACTAAGCTGTTAGAAGTAGTGAATGCTTTGTTTGCGGTATTAGCTATACTTGGTATAGTTACAGACCCAACAACAGCAGGTATTAGAGATTCAGAGCAGGCAATGACTTATGATAAACCAAAAGAGGTATAGTAATGGATGCATTTGAAGCAGGGAAGAAGTTGTTGTGTGGTAGCTATACCCAATTCACAGTCAGTGGTAAGAGTAATTTTGTGAGAGCCGGTCGCTGGGGAAAAGTACCACAAAGAGGTGCTATAACATATTTCTATAGTAATTCATTGGATAGAGTAGCACATGTAGGCGGTGTTATCGATGTTAAAGTACATGGTGATACATACACTATAAAAACGGTAGAGGGTAATACTTCGGCTGATAACAGCTTTAATCGTAATGGTGGATGTGTGGCAGTCAAAGAATATACCTTTAAGCTATCCCAGGTGGGTGGTAAAAATAGGATAAACGGATTTGGTTATCCGGTATTTGGATCTGACACATGTACAGTAGATGAATTTATCGAAGTGTTAAAGTCGGAAGTTGGATATATTGAGAAAGCATCCAATAATAAATTGGACAATAAAACAGCCAATCCTGGTTCTGCCAATTATACTAAATATGGTGATTGGTATGGCTCCAATGGAGTGTATTGGTGCCAGCAGTTCATTTCATGGTGCGTGTATGCCGCCTGTGATGCCCACAGAGCATCTTTAGGAACAGGGTGGATAGAAGTACAGGGTAGATGGAAATATCGCAAAAACGGGCAATATATAAAGGCACAGTGGCAATATATAGATGGTCGTTGGTATGTGTTTGACGGAGAGGGTTATACTATCACAGGTTGGTTTAAACAGGGTAGTGAATGGTATTATCTGAATCCTGACGATGCAGCTATGTTGTCGGGTCAATGGTTAAGATTGGATGGCAAAGATTACTACTTGACTAAGACAGGGATAATGGCAAGTAATTGTTATATTAAATCGGATAAGACATATCATTGGATAGATAGCAACGGTGAATATGTCCCTGAATACGATACAGATAATCCGAATTTAGATGTTTATAAGGTAGCCGAGTAAAAGTTAATATTGTCAAAATAGGTCGATTAGTGATGTATTAAATCAAGTCCAACGATAACAAAAAGATAACGAATTTTAGTAGAAAACGTTGTATTTACAAGGGTTTGTTAAGAATAAGATTTAAAAGAGTGTTAAAAATAAAAGTGCCAA